TACCGACGCATCACAGCAGCCATTTAACACAATCCCATTTTGCTTTATTGGGTCAGTCAACAACGACTCGCGCATTGACAATGTCAACTTGTCAGACTTAACCGATATTAATATAGGGCATTATCGCAACAGTGCAGATTATGAGGATTCAATCTGGTACGCTGGCCAGGCCCAACCTTGGATGAGTGGGGTAGATGAGAATCATATTCAATTAATTAATGATAACAAGATTTATAGCGGGTCAAGGCAATTAATGCCGGTTCCAGCTGGTGAATCGTTTGGTTACGCGTCAGCACCTCCAAACCCTTTGGTAAGACAGGCTATGTTGGATAAGGTAGAGTTAGCCAAGGCATTAGGCGCTCGGTTTATTCAACCAGGTGGCGTAGCTAAGACAGCAACGCAAGCGGCTGGAGAGATGAAGGTAGCAAATTCCATATTGTCGTTAATCTCCGCAAATGTGAGTGAGGCTTATGTTAAATCAATTGGGTTTGTTGGCGCTTATATGGGTGTTGATTCCACTGGTGTTGTGTTTGAGCTTAATAATCATTTTGTACCTGAGGGTGCAACAGCTCAAGACATTCAGCAGAAAGTTAATGCGTGGCTTACGGGTGCGATTGGACTCGCTGACCATCTAAACAACATGAAGAATATCGGGCTTGTCAGTCAAGATAAGACAATAGAAGAGTTTAGTGAGGAAGTAGGAAACAATGCCGAAGGCATCTGAGGAACTAATTCAAATATCAGCACGTCGCCAGGTTCACCTTGAACGGTTAAAATCTGGCGACTTTCTGTCCTATCAGAAGTTTTTAACTATAATGCGGGATGATGTTAGACACTTTCTCGCGACAGAACTAAATGTCAAGCGCATCCAAACGCTTAACAGACGACTCAAAGAATTGAATGGAGCATTGAAGTCTACACAATCAGATTATAAAAAAGTGTGGCTTGAACAGATTAAGGCGGTAGGGAAAGAAGAGGCATCTTTTCAGCGCATCGCGATGCAGAATGTCACTGACTTATCTTTTACCTTGCCAGCGCCAGCACAGCTACAGGCGGCCATATTTAACACGCCAATGCAGCTACCAGGAATAGATGGCGGATTATTAATAGACCAATATTTCGATAAGGTGTCACAGAAATCCATTGATCTATTGAACTCTCAAATCAGGGTTGGTTTCGCTCAAGGTGAGAGCATCGGTGAGATAACTAGTCGAATAATACAAACGAGCAAAAGGGCTTTAGATGGAGAGGTGTTCAAGGCGTTCAGGCGTAACGCTGAAACGCTGGTTAGGACAACACATAGCCACGCATCCACGCAGGCCAGGCAATCACTATTCGAGGCTAACGACATCAAGCGCGTGCAGTGGTCAGCTACCCTTGATGGCAGAACTTCCGCTATATGCAGATCATTAGACGGTCAGATATTCCCAATAGACGAGGGCCCACGTCCACCATTGCACCCAAACGAGCGCAGTTCAATGGTGCCTGTATTTGATGAGAAGTTTTCATTCCTGCGCGATGGTGCAGAACGCATATCTAAAGGTGATGCTGGCTTGCAACGTGTTGATGCTAAACTATCATATTACGAGTGGCTTAAAACTCAAAACATTGACTTCCAGAATTCAGCTATCGGTACTAAGCGTGCCTTGTTATTGCGTAATGGCGGCCTAAGTGCTGATCGTTTTGCTGAGCTGCAATTGAATAAAAGTTTTGAGCCGATTACACTTGAAGAAATGCGAGGGCTTGCGCCGGTGGCATTTAAGAAGGCGGGTATATAATTTTAAACCAACGGAGAAATAAAAATGGCTTTATCGTTTAGTGTCGACAATCTTGATGGAATAAACGAAGCGTTTAGAGGATTGTACGAAGAAAAAGACGGCAAATTCCAGCTATCAGTTGATGGCATCCCGAAAGAAAAAGAATCAAACCAGCAAGACTACACAAAATTAATGGAGTCAGTGGCAAAGCTGGAAGCAAACAACAATTCGTTATTGAAAGAGAAGTTGGATGCCAAACGCCTGGCGGAACAGGCAACACTAGAAGCAGCTAAAAAGAACGGCGATCTACAAGCCATTGAGGATAGTTGGGCGGCGAAATATAACGACCTTGAGACGAACTCGAAAACATCAACAGACGGCTTGCAGTCGGTTATTAACAATCTGACTATTGGCAGCGAATCGTCGCGTATTGCGTCAGAGCTGGCCTTGCCTGGATCAGCAGAGGTATTATTGCCACATATCAAATCAAGACTGTCTGTTGAGATTGTTAATGGTCAACCGGTGACACGTGTACTTGATAAAGACGGAAAGCCGAGCGCGCTTAGTATCAAAGAATTGACAGAAGAAATTCGCATGACGCCTGCATTTGCGCCTATCATAACAGGCGTTAAGTCTAATGGTGCAGGGGGTGATTCAGGTTCAACTGGTTCACCTGGACAAAAAACTATGAAACTATCTGAGTTCAATAAGTTGAACCCAATGGCAAAGAGTGAGTTTGTCGTGAAAAATGGCGGGAAAGTTATAGATTAAATGTTATAATATCCGCTCTAAGATTGATTGGAGCGGATAAAATGTTAACACAAGAACTGATTAAAGAATTACTGGATTATAACGCTGAGACTGGAAAGCTAACCTGGAAGGCTAGACCACGGAGCATGTTTACTCGTGGGCAAGATCATACACGATGGAACAATAGGTTTTCCGGAAAGGAAGCTGGAACATTATCAGATGGTGGTTATTTAGTTGTAAGGTTGTATGGAAAAGGTCACAAATCACATCGTATAATCTGGCTATACGTTCACGGAGCTTTACCGGAAGAAATAGACCACACTAATCATATTAAACATGATAATCGATTGGTAAATTTGCGCGGCGTAACAAAGCAAATTAATCAGATGAATCAATTAATCGCTAAAAATAACACATCCGGGCAAATTGGCGTGCATTTCGACAATGTATGCAATATGTGGCGTTCCAGAATAGCTTATAAAAACCACAGGTATAATCTCGGCAAATGCTCAAACTTTCAAAGCGCATGTATCTTAAGGCGGAGAGCAGAACAAATACTTGGCTTTCATTCCAATCATGGGTTGACGTTGTGATGTAGTATGTGGTATAAATAGAAAAACCTTATAGTTGATTTGCATTGGCTATCGGGCAGGCAAGCGCCTAGACAATTATTTATTTAATTTCTGGACGCTTTTTTATGGTCCTAATTTCAAAAAGGACTATGAACCATGGCCGAGAACACTTTAACGGGCTTAATCCCAGATATTTATCAAGCTTTAAACCAAGTATCACGAGAGCAAGTCGGAATGATTCCTTCTGTCTCGTTTAACGCATCCGCAGAACGTGCCGCAGTTGGCGAGAATGTGACCGTGCCAGTAGTTGGACGCGCTAACGTTCAGGACGTCACGCCTGCAATGGTTTACACCGAGCCAACAGCTCAGACCGTAACAGGCACCTCCATTGTAATAACCAAATCTCGCGAAGCTGAATTCGGCTTTGTTGGTGAGGCTTACAAAGGCTTAAATAATGGGCCGGGACAAATGTCAATTCAGGCGGATATGATCGCAGAAGCCATGCGCTCTATTACCAACGAATTAGAAGTTGATCTATGCGCATTACACGTAAGCGCCTCCCGCGCTTATGGTACAGCAGCTACCACGCCTTTTGCATCTACCCTTATTGATCCTGCACAGGTTCGCAAAATCCTTGTCGATAACGGTGCACCTACTGACCGTAGCTTAGTGATTGATACAACCGCAGGCGCAAATCTCCGTGCCCTTGCAAACCTAAACGATACCAGCTACGCAAACAGCGACAGCCTACTTCGTCAAGGTATCTTGCTTCCACTTCATGGCTTTGATGTTCGCGAGAGTGGGCAGACCGAAAACTTTGTAAAAGGTACGGCAGCAAGTGCAACCACTGACGCAACAGGCTACGCAATAGGTACAACCACTATCACTCTGGCAGCAGTCGGAACAGGTACGCTTAAAGCTGGTGACGTTATCACATTTGCTGGTGACACCAACAAGTATGTTGTTAATACAGCAATTGGAGCGGTATCAGGTGCAACCTTGATTATCAACGCACCTGGCCTACAGACCACAATGACAGCAGCTACCCATGCAATAACTGTGACAGCCAACAGTGCCCGCAACATGGCATTCAGCAGAGGCGCAATTGTAGCAGTTGCCCGCGCACCTGAAATGCCAGATGGTGGCGACTCGGCACAATCAAGCATCATTGTCAGTGATCCATTCTCTGGCTTGAGCTTCGAAGTGTTGCGTTACGCTGGAAAACGCAAGATCAAGTATGAGGTTGCACTGGCTTGGGGCGTTAAGGTTATCAAACCTGAGCACGTTGCAATCCTTTTAGGCTAAGAAATGGCTCTAATCGTCGAGACTGGATCGATAGTGGCTGGGGCTAACACCCTAGTCAGTTTGTCAGACTACGAGTTGTATGCTGATACACTCGGGATTGTGCTTACTGGTGACACTGACATCCAGTTAATAAAGGCGATGAATTACATTAACGATAACGAGAGGTTTTTAAAAGGATCTCTCGTTAATCGTGACCAAACAACAGCATACCCTCGGACTGGTTTAATGTTAGAGGGTTGGTGGTGGACGTCCACAGAGATCCCACGCCAGGCAATACAAGCACAGAAAGCATTGGCAATAGACCTAAATGCCGGAATTGACCTATACAATAGGCCAGAGCCAGAACAGAAAGTTACTAAAATGGAGCGGGTAGAAGGTGTTGTTACTGTTGAATATGCAGTGCTGGAAGGCGGCAATAAGAAGGTGTCTAACACGACGACATCGATGGCGTTAATGGCGGTGTTGAAGAATTCTAACGGATTGAGCTTGATTCGCGCGTGAGTGCGTTTGGCGTAAAGATGGCAGCAACAGCAGACAGGTTAATAACCAAGTTTGGCAAAGGCTATCTTGTCAATGGAACGTCAACCTTACAAGGTGCTGAGGTTTTAGACTTACAGAATGCCCGTGCTACCGGCTTGATACAAGCAGACGAGCGTATCATAAAGATGGCCGGCGTGGTTCAGGTAGGAGACTTGATAACTATTGACAATGAGCAATGGTATACAACCCAAGTTAGTGTTAAACGAATAGACGTTAACCTTATTGTCACAGAGGCGATTATTAAAAAATGAGCTTCATAGACGACATGCGGAAGGTTAGCAAAAACATAGAAGCGGATCTCGAGCAATTGGGAAAGGAGATTAAGTTTAGTCT